CAGTTGGCGGCACGTTAGGTGTTACTGGTGCAACAACCGTAGCCGCATTAGATATTAATGGCGCTACTACAATGACTCATCTAACATTTGACGCGGCATCTACAATTGACGCAGGCGCAAATAAGATTACTAATCTGTTAGATCCTACCCTTGCTCAAGACGCGGCCACAATGGCGTATGTTGATCAGGAAATCTCAGCAGGTTGGACAATCGTTGACTCGGGTTCAGGCACACAACAAATACAAGGTGGCGACACCCTGCACTTGAATGGTACAGCAAACGAAGTTACAGCGGTTATTACAGCAACAGATATTATGACAATTGGTTTACCAAGTGACGTAACTATTGCTAATAACTTAACTGTTACAGCGGCAACAACAACAGCAACATTAAATTCTACAGGCGCAGTTGATTTCGATACAACATTAAATGTTGACGGAACATCTACTTTTGTTGGAACAATGACAACAGCTGATATCAATACAACTGGTGTTAATACAATTACTGGTTCGTTAGTAGTTGATAACATTATTATTGATGGCTCAGACATATCAGCGGCAGTTGGTGGTGAAACTATTACCATTGACCCATATCCAGCTGGTGGTGACACTGGTGGTACAGTGGAAATCGTTGGTAACTTATCAGTTCTTGGTACAACAACAACAATTAACTCTACAGTAACACAAGTTGATGATCCAATTTTATCTCAAGGTACAAGTCTTACACAAGATTCGTTAGATCGTGGTACTGAATTAGTATATCATGATGGTGCCGCCAAAACAGCATTCTATGGTTTAGATAACTCTGCCAGTGAATTTGTATTCATTACAGAGTCAACAAACACAGCCAATGTTATATCTGGTGCATTAGGTAATGCGGCATTTGGTTCAATGAGAGTTACAGATTTAACAGATACTCGTATTGTATTCGCTGGCGCAAATGGTGAGTTAGAAGACAACGCGGCATTGACATTCGATGGCACAACATTAACAGCAGGTGGTTTAGCCACTGGCGGTAATGCTTCAATTACTGGTACATTAAGTGCTGGTGCTTCCACATTAGCTTCAGCAGTAATTACTGGCGCGGCAACGGTTGGCACAACATTAGGTGTTACTGGTGCTACAACATTATCAACTGTTTCAACTTCTGGTCTTGCTACTTTAGATTCAGCAAGCGTATCAAATGATTTAGATGTTAATGGCGATACTACAGTGGCAGATTTTGCTATTGATGGTAGTTCCGTAGTTAGCATGGGCTCAAATGTTGTAACAAACGTTGCTTCTCCATTAGTAGGCACAGACGCCGCTAACAGAGCGTATGTTGACAGCGTTTCATCTTCTGGTTTCACATTAACAGATGGAACAACTCCTGCAACTATCGCTGGTGGTGATACATTAACAGTTTCTGGTACATTAAACGAAGTAAATGTTGCCACAACAACTGATGGTCTTACAGCTGATGGTCTTACAATTGGTTTAACTGATAATGTTGATATAACTGGTACATTAAGTTCAGGCGGTTTAGCTACATTAAGTAGTTTAGCTGTTACAAACAACACTGACCTTACTGGAACATTAGACGTAACAGGCACAACTGATTTAGGCATATTAGGCACATCAGGACTTGCTACTTTACAGAGTACGGTTGTAACAACTTCTGCTACGATTGGTACCACATTAGGTGTTACTGGTGATACAACATTAACAGGTGCCTTAACTGCTAATGGCGGAACTACTACAACAACATTAACAGCAAGTGGTTTAACTGATCTAAATGGCGCTTTAGAAGTTGCTGGCACATCAGATTTCACTGGTGTAGTTACTGCAGTTGATATTGATTCAGCAACATTAGACGCAACTGGCAACGTTACAGTTGGTGGTACGTTGGGTGTTACTGGTGATACAACAATGAACTCAAATGTTACTATCTCTGGTGGTGTTGGTGAGACTTTCACTATAATCAATGGCGTGGCAACAACCGTTTATGAAATTGACACTTCTAACGGAAACGTAAGTGCAAATGGTACGATGACAATTGCTGGTGATGCTGATCTTAATGGCGCTACTACAATGGGTGACCTAACTATTGATGCGTCAAGCGCAATTTCAATGGGCGGCAACATTGTAGCAAACGTAACTGATCCCGTTGCTTTACAAGATGCGGCAACTAAGAAATATGTTGACGACACAGCCTCAGCTGGTTGGACATTAAGTGATGGAAGTAATACTCAAGTTGTTTCTGGTGGTGAGACTTTCACTATCGAAGGCACAACTGATGAAGTTAATGTTCTTGTATCTAATCCAGATACATTAACAATTGGTTTACCAGATGATGTTACTATCACAAATGACTTAACAGTTACAGCTGGCACAACAACAGATACTTTAAGTGTCACTAATGCTACTACGCTGAACAGTCAAGTTACAATGGTAGGTGGCTCAGGCGAATCATTTATTATTAATGATGGCGCAGGCACTCCGGCTATTAAATTCAGTGTTGATTCACTAAATGGTAATACCGTAGTTGAAGGCACATTAGCTGTTACTGGTGCTGTTACTGCTCCTGCTATCACAGCAAGTGGCTTAATTGACGCAAATGCTGGTGTAACTGCAACAACTGTTACAGTTGAAGATTTAGATATCGCTAGTGTTGTATATGTTGGAGCTGGTGGTGTTTTAACTACTGAAGCTGGTTTTGGCTATAACGCAACTACTGACACATTAACAGCAGTTAATATGACTGCCGCAACTGCGTTAGTATCAACTGGTACATTAGGCGTAACTGGTATTTCAACATTAGCACAAACTAATGCCACAAATAGCAGGGCCAGTGGTACATTAGGCGTAACTGGCACAAGCACGTTATCAACTACTAATATCACTGGCGTAGCAACCGTAACTGGTTCAGCCGCAATTGATAATATTACAATTGATGGTAATGCTATTGATGTTACAGCAGGCACTGAGTTAGTAATTAACGAACTTGGTAACGATGTGGACTTCCGTATTGAAGGTGATACAAATGCTAATTTAGTATTCGTTGATGCTGGTACAGAGTCTGTAAACATCGGTGTTGCTACTCCGGTAACTAACGTTCAGTTCCAAGTAGGCGGTGATAATGCTGTTATCTTATCAAAAGGTACAACAGCTCAACGTCCGGTTGTTGGTGTTGCTGGTATGTTACGTTATAACACATCTAATGACAACTATGAATACTTCGATGGGGACACAAGTTCCTGGGCAGAGTTTGGTGTGGAATTCACTGTAATTGCTTCTGAAACCTTTAACGGTGATACCTCAACAACAGCGTTCACATTAGGTTCAACTCAGACTACAGCGTCTTGTATCGTAAGCATCAACGGTGTTGTTCAGTTACCTGTTACAGCATATGGTGTTTCTGGAACTACATTAACATTTACTGAAGCTCCTGCTACAGGCGATGTAATTGAAGTTCGTGAGATTACAACAACTACAACTATGACAAGCCTGAACAATGGCTCAAGTACAGCGGTTGTTGAAGCATTAACTGGTCAAGGTGTTGTTGAAATTACAGGTGATTTATTACCTTCAGCTGATGTTACTTATGACTTAGGTTCTGCGTCTAAACAGTGGAAAGACTTACACTTAGATGGCACAACTATCTACTTAGGTGGATTGTTAATCAAGAATGATGCTGGAACATTTAAGTTCTTAGAAGCAGATGGATTTACTCCTGCTCCTGTAGACTTAGGTACAACATTAGATCCTGATATTATTGTTGACGGTGGTACTTACTAAGATTTTTTAGTAAACGTATATTAGGGGGCAACCCCTAATATATCTAAGTGGTTTTATTAAGACTGCTTAGATATATTAATAGCCAAATTAATATAACTGGGCGATAGTGTCGTGGCTATCCTGACCCGTTAAGCTCCTTTATAGGGATATATTGATGGCAAAAAATAAGAAATCCTGGCCTTTGCTGGGATTTTCTTTATTCCAAAATAATAATACTTTCCTGTGCTAAATACATAAAATACAAATAGTTTGAGGAAACAAATGAATACTATCATTACAAAAAACAGCACTGCACCTGGCATAGTTCCACTTGCTACTGAATTGGCAGTAGGTGAATTAGCAGTCAACGTAGCAGATAATAAATTATACGTAAAAGATAACACTGGAACCGTTTCTCTGTTAAATGATGTTCCGTCACCAACAGACACATTGCAATCGTTATTGCCAGTAGATGGTACTGGTTCTGGATTAGATGCTGATTTACTTGATGGATTGCACGCATCATCATTCCAACCCGCTGGCACTTATAATACTATTATAGGCACGGATACAGACGTTAGCACATCAGGCTCAGTAATAATTGATGATATACAGGTTACTGATGGCGTTATCACATCAATTGGAACTCGAACATTAACCATTGGTGATTTAGGATACACGGTTAGTACCAATTCAAGTAATAACACTCTCGTCCAACGAACAAGTTCTGGTTATATACGAGCAAGTTATTTTAATACAACGTCAAATTCAGTAGCAAGTGGATTAACATCTATGTTTGCAGAGACAAATGGTGATGGCTATCTTAGAAAAGCGACAGCAGGGGCGGTGAGAATATTTATTGGTAAAGTAAATGATTCAAATTTACTTGATGGACTTAATTTACATAGCTCATCCACAGGGCAATTCAATGTAGTTCCAAAAATACAATCCAATGGCGCTATGGAAATAGGCAGGTATCTTGATTTTCATTATGCCGCTGATTCTGATAACTTTGATTGGCGTATGGACATTTCTGGTTCTACTAACCCGGCATTATATTTTAGTAATGATGCTGGCACTAAACGCTTTGAATTTCATGATAGCGGATTGTTTAGAGCAGACAACGACATAGTAGCTTTTTATTCTGACGAACGCCTAAAAGAAAACATCCGTCCAATTGAAAATGCGTTAGATAAAATATCAAAATGGCAAGCAGTTCATTATACCGCCACACAGCAAGCACACGATTTAAGCAACGGTGCGTTTGATCCAAGTAAAGCCCAAATAGGATTATTAGCTCAAGAAGTTCAAGAAGATTTCCCAGAAGTAATCGAGCCAGCACCATTTGATATTGACTCAGATGGTAGTTCAATTTCAGGTGAAGATTATTTAACTATGCAGTACCATAAGATAGTGCCAGTATTGGTGTCTGCACTACAGGAACAAATGGAAATTAATAAAGATCTACAAGATCAAATTAATAAATTAAAATAATATTAATGTTACCACATAACATTCATAATATCAATAATAAATAAGTGTAAATAAGGAGACCTTAAATGGCAAACACAATATTAAACAAACGAAGCTCTACAGCAAGTTCAGTTCCTAGCGCAGGGTCATTAGGTGCTGGTGAAATTGCAATTAACACTACAGATGAAAAAATATATTTCAAAAATACTGGCGGTTCAGTTATAGATTTTGGTAGTGATAAACTAAAAGCAACTAACGGTATAAGCACTGGGCAGTATGAATCAATTGTAGCAGTACCCGCGTTAGTTATAGATGTTAGCAATGGTAATGTTCAAACTAAATCCGTTTCAGCAAACACAACATTTACATTCACTGGATGGACAGCAAACGCAAGTTCTGTAGTATTAGAACTTACTGCGTCAAGTAGCCCAACAGTTACATTCTCAGGTGCAACATTTAAAGATGCGCCAACAATACAAGACGGATTGAACGTGTTTGTATTCACAAGTACTGATAATGGCACTACCATTAACGGTTTCATTGCAAGAGACGGAGCATAACACAATGGCAATTTATATCAACACAAACACACAAGAATACCCACTTACATTACGTGATATTAAAAACGCACATAATGATACGGCATTTCCACCAACGCCATCAGACTCGCAAATGTCTATGTTTGGCTATATGGTGGTTGTTTCGCAAGCACGTCCAGCATATAATGAAAACACTCATAAATTAGTAGAAGGTAATCCTGTTGCTAACGGCGGTCATTATTTACAAACATGGAATCAAATAGGATTAGGTCCTAGTGAAATTGATAACAGAGTTATTTCAGTTAGAACATCAAAAAGTTCTCAATTAAGATCAGCATTTAACATTTCAGCAAATGCTGATGTTATGTCTGGTGGATTTATATGGAATGGTGGTTCACAGTCCGCCTTGATATTCAATGGTAAAGCAGAAACGTTAGATCATAGATCGTTAGCATCTGGCGGAATCCATGATATTGATAATGTTCAGCACACATTAACGCCAAACGCAATTCGTGATGTTGCCGCTGATATATCAGAAGCCTATGAATCGGCATTTGATTTACTTCAAGCAAAGAAAAACGAATTAGCGGCCTGTGGTGATGATATTACGTGTATGTTGAACGTTAGTTATTAATAGGAAAAATTTATGAGTATATCAAAAGATTTATTGAAAGTTGGTTTGAGTGTCCCAGTGGTATATGGCTCACCATCACTAGAACATAGTATTATAAACCCAAATGTATATGGTAAGACTTTTGAGGATTACTTTGGTTCTGCAGTTGCTATCGATGGCCCAACTACTATTGTTGGAGCTCGGGGCGAGGGAGATAATGCAGGTCTAAAGGAGGTGGGTACAGTGTACGTGTTTGATACAAGTACCGGTACTCTTTTACGTACATTAGATAATCCAGATGTATCTGGTACAGCCTGGGGTGACCATTTTGGCAATGCAGTTGCTATTGATGGAAATACTGCTATTGTTGGCGCTCGCATGAAAATTGATGCAAGTGAATGGTACTCTGGTGAAGCGTATATATTTAATACAAGCACAGGAGCTTTATTACATACATTAGATAACCCAAATTCTTATGGACAAAAATTATATGATCATTTTGGCGACTCTGTTGGTATATCTGGAAACTATGCTATTGTTAGTGCGACTGGTGAAGATGATATAACTGGCCAAAGCACCGCTAATCAAAGCTCAGGTAAAGCGTATATATTTAATGTTAGCACTGGCGCATTATTACATATATTAGATAATCCAAATGCCTATGGAACAACAGCCCTTGATGCTTTTGGATATTCGGCCGCCATTGGTGGCAACTATGCTATTGTTGGTGCACCTTTTGAAGATGACGCAGATGGGTCAGGTTCAGGTAAAGCGTACATATTTGATGCTACTACTGGCCTAAAGACACACACATTAGATAATCCAGATGCTCATGGCACGGGTGCTGGTGATAATTTTGGCTGGGCAGTTAGTATATCTGGAAATTATGCCATTGTTGGCGCAATGGGAGAATCTGATGCGGACGGTCCGCAGTCTGGAGTCGCATATATTTTCAATGTCAGCACTGGTGCTCTAGTACATACAATCGTTAACCCGTCTGCGTATAGTACTGGTAGTTATGATAGATTCGGTCATTCGGTTAGTATATCTGGAAATTATGCCGTTGTTGGCGCATATCTAGAAGATGCCGCAGGTGGCTTCTCTTTAGGCAAAGCGTATATATTTGATGTTACTACTGGCGCATTATTACATATATTAGATAATCCAGATGGCGCAACAGGTGCCAATGATCAGTTTGGTCATTCGGTAGCGATTGATGGCACAAGTGCTATTGTTAGTACACAAATTAAAGCGGACTCAACTGGTTTTGCCTCTGGTAAAGCGTATATATTTGATGTTAGCACTGGCCTAGAGACATTTGGATTAGATAATCCAAGTGACTATGGTAGTGTTGATGATAAGTTTAGTACGTATGTGGGTATTTCCAATGACTATGCCATTGTTGGCGCCCACAGAGAAGAGGATGCTGGCGGTGAGAATTCTGGTAAAGCATATATATTTAATATTACTAATGGAGCTATAGCACATGTATTATCTAATCCAAATGCGTATTCAAGCAGTGTCGCAGATTATTTTGGCACCGCAGTCGCCATATCAGGTAACTATGCTATTGTTGGCGCATGGGGCGAAGATGCCTCAGGTGCATCTGACTCCGGCAACGCATATATTTTCAATGTAAGTACTGGAGCTCTAGTACACACATTAGATAACCCCAGTGCTTACGGCACAAGTAATGGTGATGAGTTTGGCTTTTCAGTTGGTATATCAGGTAACTATGCCATTGTTGGCGCATATAAAGAAGATGACGCAGATGGAAACAGCTCAGGTAAAGCGTATATATTTAATGTTAGCACTGGCGCATTATTACATATATTAGATAATCCAGATGCGTATGGTACGGGTGCTGATGATGGTTTTGGTTATTCGGTTGCTATATCTGGAAATTATGCCATTGTTGGCGCATATAAAGAAGATGACGCAGATGGAACCAGCTCAGGTAAAGCGTATATATTTGATGCTACTACTGGTGTCAAATTATATACATTAGATAATCCAGATGCGTATGGTACGGGTGCTGATGATGGTTTTGGTTATTCAGTAGCAATCGATGGCAACTATGCTATTGTTGGTGCGCATGGTGAAGATGACGCAGATGGACCTGGTTCAGGTAAAGCGTATATATTTGATGTTACTACTGGAGCTCTTTTATATACATTAGATAATCCAGATGCGTATGACACGGGTGCTAGTGATCAGTTTGGAAAATCAGTTAATATATCTGGAAATCATGCCATTGTTGGCGCACCGGCGGAAGAGGATGCGGACGGGTTATATTCAGGCAAAGCGTATATATTTGATGTTACTACTGGAGCTCTTTTATATATATTAGATAATCCAGATGCTGATGGTATTAGTACATTTGATAACTTCAGTACTTCCGTTAGTATACATGGTCCTAATATTATTGTTGGCGCACCTAATGAAGAGGCATTAAATGGCGAAAGTGACACAGGTATAGTGTATATATACGACATGGCACAGTAAAAATATCATCACTAGGCCTATGTTAAATAATATAATATAAAAAGGAAAAAATGAGTATATCAAAAGATTTATTGAAAGTTGGTAGTGCAGAAGGTTTCGATACATTACCATTACAACATATAATAGACAATCCCAATGCGTATGGCATGAACAAAGAGGATAACTTTGGCGGCGCGGTGGCGGCATCAGACAATTATGTAATCGTTGGCTCACCTGGCGAACAGGCTATTGGTGCTAATATCAGGTCTGGTAAGGCGTATATTTACAATAATAGCACAGGGGCTCTCGTACATACTTTAGATAATCCAAGTGCATATGGTACAAGTGCTGGTGATGAGTTTGGCTTTTCAGTTGATACAACAGATAACTATGCTATTGTTAGTGCGTGGCAAGAAGATGACGCAGGTGGATCTACTTCTGGTAAAGCATATATATTTAATGTCAGCACTGGAGCTCATTTACATACCTTAGATAACCCAACTGGTTACGGCACAAGTACTGGTGATGAGTTTGGCTTTTCAGTTGGTATATCAGGTAACTATGCCATTGTTGGAGCACAAGATGAAGATGACGCAGGTGGGTTGAGTTCAGGTAAGGCGTATATATTCAATGTTACTACTGGTGCTCTTGTACATACCTTAGATAACCCAACTGCATATGGCACAAGTGCTGGTGATGAGTTTGGCTTTTCAGTTGCCATATCCGGCAACTATGCCATTGTTGGAGCACAGAATGAAGATGACGCAGGCGGCACATATTCAGGTAAGGCGTATATATTCAATGTTACTACTGGTGCTCTTGTACACACGATAGATAACCCAACTGCATATGGCACAAGTGCTG